AAGAGGATTAAAGACTGTTATGGAGGCTTGCCCTGACTTAGGTGTATTAGGAAGTAAGAGCCTTAGAGAAGGTGGTACTTATGCAGGTAAGTTCAAAAGAGCTGACTTGGATGAGCTTGAAGATATGTTATACTATGTAGGTGAAGACTATGTAATGTATCCTGGATACTTAAGGATTGATAATATAGAAGAGTCTGCAATTTATAATAGCTTAGGTGGTAAGATAGATAACATGCTTGCACAAGGTAAGCGAGTTCAAGAAGTTCTATCTGCATTCAGAACAGTTCAGGGTTCAGGTGAGAAGTTAGCTGTTAGATCACTTGGTATCCAGATTAAGAAATGGGCTGATGATCTTGGTAAGGGGTTGAGTGAATCTAATATCAAAGATGCAGGATGGCATGGTGGGTTCATGGATGAGCTTAAAGCTTGGATGCAAGCTAACCCAAAGACCACTATGGATAGAGGTAAAGAGATTAGAATGTTTAACTTTGGACAAATGCCACCAGAGATGCAAGAAAGACTTATCACTGGTATTCATAGATTAGTATCCAGAGATATGCAAAGACCTTTTATAGGAGAGACTCCTGTGTTTATGCACAAGTGGTTAGGACAACTGATAACTCAATTTAGAAGTTTCTCTATAACTTCTTTAGGTAAGCAGCTTATACACGATATAAGACATGATAGAATAGCTGCTTCTATTATAGCTATGCACTCTCTTATGCTGTCTTATGCTGCATACTCTATATCAGCACTGCATAGAAGCTTAGGCAGAAAAGATCAAGAAGAGTATCTTGCTAAAGCTTTTAGTCCAGGTGAATCAATCTTTGGTACTCTTAATAGAATGGGTCAGCTTGCATCAGCCGGTGTTGCTGGTGATATGCTTGCAACCTTTGGAGTTATGCCTGATGATTTAATGGCAGCTCCTGGTCAGTCTGGTTATCGTGGTCTTAATACTACCTCTGTTCCAGTAGTAGGAGTAGTAGGTGACGCTAAAGATGTTATTAAGGATGTTGTTGATATCTTTGCTGGTGATGGTGATCCAAGTAAGATGGTTAAAGATATTCAAAGCGTTATACCCTTTGGTAAAGCTATTGGGATTAATCAGGCGTTTAATGCAGCTTCTGGTGCTTTAGACTAAATAAGAAAGGAGATTTATGTCATTAACTTTTTCATCTACACAAGGTAATGGGGTCAATGTATCATATCCTATTACCTTGCAAGGAGGTTACTTTTCTGAGGATGATATAGTAGTAGAGTTTATAGATACAGAGACAGGAGTAGTTACTGAACAGAACAGCGATACTTATGAGATTTCCTCAGATACGGTAATCTTTGATATTGCGCCTACTGATGATGTCTTTGTAAGAATAAGACGTGAAGTAACTAATAATTCAACTTACTCTGATTTTCAGAGAGGTAATGATTTTGGTAGAGATAATTTGAACAACTCATTTAAGCAAGCTTTATATCAAGTACAGCAAGTAGCTGATGGTTTCTTACCTGATGACTATTACTTAAAGTCTGACTTAAATGCAGGTTCAAGAAAGATTACTAACCTTAAAGATGGGGTAGACCCAAGTGATGCAGTAACAGTAGGGCAGTTAGAAAAGGCGGTGGGTCTTAAATTGTAGACCTATATAACAGAGACTGGATATATCTTAACCATTAGAGTTGAGATGGAATTAACATAATTAAATGAGGGAGGCTCTCGCTTCCCTCTGACTTAAAGGAGGTATATGTCATTAACATTTAGTCAGACACAAGGTAATGGCTCAACCCTTATGTATTCTATTGTAGCTGAGGGAGGCTACTTTGAAGAAGAGGATATTGTAGTTGAGTTAATAGATGTAGAGACAAGGGAAGAGACAGTTCTTACCCTTGGAGTGGATTATACAATAGATAGTGACATGGTTATATTTGATACTGCACCTACCAGTGATTACTATGTCAGGATAAGGAGAGAAGTAGATTTTGAAAATACTTACTCTACCTTTCAAAGAGGAAATGACTTTGGTAAAGATAGTCTTAATAAATCATTCTTGAAAGCTCTATACCAGATACAACAATTAGCTGATGGCTTTAGAGAAGCTGGGTTCTACTGGAAACAAGATAACAATGCAGGTAACAGAAAGCTTATCAACCTGGCTGATGGAGAGGAAGAGGGAGATGCCGTAACGTATGGTCAGTATCAGAATGTACTTGGAACCATAGAGACAGCTAATGAGTTGCTTGAACAAGCAGCCATAGATGCAGCAACTGCACAGGCTGCTGCTGATTCTGCTGAGGCTGATGCTAATTCCCTTAGTGATGCTTTGGATGATATAGACCTTAATAATGCTCATAGGGTTAATACAGATAACCCGCATGGAGTTAATGCTGATGATATAGGTTATTCAGCAAGTGATGTGCTCTCTAAACTACTGACTGTTGATGGGTCAGGGTCAGGAGTTGATGCAGATAAAATAGATGGGATAGAGAGTGATAGACTATTAGGCTTATCTGATTCAAGTTATGGAACAACTGGTGATCCTGACTTAGCAGATGTAGGTGTCATTTTAACTGATCATTCTAATACACCTTACTCTGGTGTCTGGTGGCTGATACAGACTATACAGAGTCATTCAGATTCTGATGTAAGGGCACAAATAGCATATAAAACAGACAGCAAAAGTAGAGTATTCTTTAGACAAAAGGATGGTACATCCTGGACAGACTGGGTATCGATGCATAATACTGTAACAAATAAAGGTGCAAAAGATACAACTGGAACATGGACAATTAATAATGTATGGCCAAACGTACCTTTATACATTACTGCTCACACAACTTCCTCAACCACAAGCATAGGTGGTGTAGAGTATAGGGTCACAGGTGGTGCTACTACTGGAAGTACGGGTAGTTCTAATGCTCACTGGAATCTAACGCATAGTGGAACTGAAGGACAAGGTACATCACATAGTTGCATTATTATACCAACAAGCACCACAGTAACTATTGCGATAGATGATATAAGCACAGGCGTTGTTCTTACAGCTTATCAATAATACTATCAATACTTTATATTAGAGACCAGTATTGACAATACACTTTTGATAAGGAGGTGATAATGAAGGTAACTGCTGCATGGTTTAGCTGTATTACGGCCATTATACTTCCTATTATTGCTTCCTTAGTTTTACTTTATTCAGATGTCCAATCTATTAAGGTGACTAAAGCAAGTAACCAGGATATGATGGAGTTGAAGGTACAATTTACAGAACAAATGACCAAAAACACAAGTGCTATTGAAGCACTTAATGAAACATTAAAACTGATAAGGGAGGAATTAAATGAGCAATAAGAATGCTGCTACTGAAAATTCTATAGGTAAGTTGCATAAGCTTATTACAGATTGTCATACTATGAAGCTGGACGCTATGCTTGATATGGCTAAAGGCTTTGAAGAGCTGGGCGCTCTGGACTCTGTTATAGAAGCTATTAATACCAGAGATATTTCTGCTATCCAGAAATGGGTAGAGTACAATGGAGTGACAGCTATAGCTGCTAATGAGGATGGAGAGTCTGAACTCTCTAAGAAACTTAACGCTCTTAAAGATAAACAGAAAGGAAAGGTTATTTCTTTTAGAGAAGCAGGGAATGAATAACTATGGCTAAAGTAATGGCAGAAGATAAACAATTAGAAATGTGGGAAGCTTTGAGTGAAGTGCAGAATACTTTTCCGGATAATGTGGATGGGTTTCTTCTCTTTGCTCAAACCTGTATTAATCAACTAATACCAGGAGAACCTGACTTAAATAGAGTACAAGCTGATATATGTAAGTGGCTCTATGCAGGGCCTTCCTTTAGAATGGTACAGGCACAACGTGGTTAATAACTGGCTACATAATCACATTAAAACAGGGAACACCCTATATGGGCAATCCTGACTAAAACTACAACTATCCTAAAAGGAGGGTTATAATGTATAAGAAAGCAAAAATAGAGATAACAAATAGAAGTGGTCATGAATATTCAATTGATACTAATGGTGTTGTTGTTAATGAGACTACAGGTAATATACTTAAAGGCAGGATAAAGAATGGATATCATCTTGTTTGTATTAACCAGAAGTATCATCCAGTTCATAGGTTGGTGGCTTTAGCTTTCATTAAGAAAGATACCAATAGAAAGTATGTTAACCATAAAGATGGTAATAAAGCCAACAATCATGTAACAAACCTTGAATGGTGTACCCATCAGGAGAACATGACTCATGCTAAAAATACTGGACTATGGGTTAAAAAGATTGGTGTTGAACATGGGAAGTGCAAAACTAATGAACAAGAGGTTAGAAAGGTTTGCGAACTTTTAGAGAAAGGGAAGAACTGGCAGTATATAAAACATCTTGTCTATATGACAAGAAACACTTACTTGAATATTAGAAGAAGATCCACTTGGAAACATATCTCTTGTGATTATAAGTTTTAGTGCAACGACTATTCCGAAAGGAAGTACAGGCAAGTGCCTGGAAACATGTGATCGTCTATATGGCGAAAGAGATAGTCTACTCTGTATGGTAACATGCAGCAGTTCATAAGAGAACGGGGAGAGATTAACGAACTCTCCTGAATATAACGCAGGCAAAGACCACTCTTACAGCTATCTATGCTGTATTTAAGCTTATACATAATCCTAAGCTAAGGGTACTTATTGTATCTGCTGGTGGTAGGTTATCAGAAGATATTGCTAATTTTGTTATTCAAATCTTAGAAGGTCTTGAATTTCTTTGGATGCTAAGAGCTGATAAGAACAGTGGAGACAGGTCATCAATAAAAGGGTATGATGTTCATTGGGTATTCAAAGGAGTCATAATGGCTCCTTCTGTTAAGTGCTTAGGTGTAGACTCTAACGTACCTGGTAACCGTGCAGATATTATTATTGCAGATGACATAGAAAGTCCTAAGAACTCAAGGACAGTTGTAACAAGAGAACTATTGGAGGATTTAACTAAAGAGTTTGAATCAGTATGTTCTAATGGTGACATCCTATACTTAGGTACTCCTCAGTCTACTGAGTCAATTTATAATAACTTACCAGGTCGTGGCTATGCTATTCGTATCTGGACTGGACGTTATCCAACTTTTGAGCAAGAAGAGAATTATGCTGGTTCACTTGCACCTATGCTTATAAAGGATATGAAAGAAGACCCTTCTATCAGGACTGGATGTGGCATGGATGGATTGCAAGGAAGCCCTACATGTCCTGAGATGTTTGGAGAAGAGATACTTCTGACTAAAGAAATATCTCAAGGTCCAGCTAAATTTCAATTACAATTCATGCTGGATACTAAACTGGCTGATGAGGACCGGTATCCTCTAAAACTACGAAATTTGATTATTGCGGAGTTTAATACAGAAAGAGGGCCGGTACTACCAATACATTCTAAAAACGCTCAAAATCTATATCAGAGCCCCTCTGTGAATGGAAAATACAAAATGTATTGGGCCGTTCCGCATGAATATGAGATAAGGGATTTTGAAGAAACGGTAATGTATATTGATCCTGCTGGTAAATTTCCTCTGCCAGCATTAAACCCATTTAATTCGGTGAAACTCCCTATGGGACAATACCGAGCTAAGCCCTGTGCAATACAGGGAAAGTGTAGAGACTATCCGAAAGGAGTAGGTGCAAGTGCATCGAAACAGTGGGAGGCAGCAGCCTAAGATATAGTCCGAACTATTAGGCAACTAATAGAAGTTAATGTAACGAGTTAACGTAACAATTGAAAGGAGTTAATATGAAAGAGCATAAAGTTTATCATAGTC